CTTGAGTTAAGAAGTCAGTCTTTTTTATTCCGTTGATATAAACTATCATACATAATATAGAATCGCTCTATTCTTTTTAATATTAAATAATTCGGAAATCCCGATTTTGTTATTCTCTTTGATAGTCTTAATATTTTCTTCTGATGCTAGCCCGTAAAACCTATGAGCCAATAAAATAACATTTGTGTCTTTATCACAATAAAAAGTCCTCTCTTGTTTTGCTTCAAAAAGTATCGAATACAGATAAAAACACGTATTATTAACTTGCTCGTTAAGCGAAAACATTAAATCGTGATCTGGTGTATAATCCACATCTTCTAATCCTGCTAATCCTGTCAAAAAGCTACCATAATCAGCCTGTAACTTATTGATATAAAACAAAACATCTGACCGAGTTTGAAAATCACCTGCATTTTGAACTGTCAAAGAGCTTGCTATTTTCGACACACAAATTACGCCTAATAAATTGTAAAATATATTTTGAAAATACGTTGGTTTTGAGACTCCTAAAATACTGTTATAAGTTGAAGTCAACAAACTTTCTAAGCAATTTATGCGACTGCCTATATTTGAAGCTACTATAGATGGTAAGGAGATTAAGCTTTGAATAGATGTCAGGTAAGTTTCAGTTATTGCACTATAGTTATTTAGCTCGTTTGTCGCTACTGAAATAAACTTTTTATAGCTCTTATATTCAGAATCCAGCTTAGTAACTGTAGAAACGATGTTTCCAACTATTGTAGTCTGTTTTACCGCTTTTTGTAAGTCTTTAGCATTTATGTGCAGATTTATAGGCGATGTCTTAAGTAAAGCAAGTGCGTTTTTATTCACCAATAAAGCTAAATTTTCAACCTTTACCCTTGATGGTACATTGTACTTTTGATTAGTTGGTACAGTTGTTTCAATTACTTGACATTTTATTACGGTGGAATTAAGCCCTGAACTATCCATCATCAAGGAAAGTGGATGACATAATATTTTACCATAAAAAGGGTGTATAATTGTCCAAGCAGACGAACTATTACGCGATGCTTGCTCAAATAAGTAGGCATCATCTTGATTTGCTTCTCCCTGAAAGGCAAATTCCAAAGGAAAAGAGCGTCCTTTTGGCTGCTTACGGACAAAGAATGAACCGGGCTTACCTATGTAGTCATATTGAGTCCCGTTAAACTCAATATTTTTTTCAAATTTAGTTATAAGAAACGGATACCACGAAATATTCCCGTAGGTTATAATTTGAAATTTTACGTTATTTAGTTTATTTTGCCAATTCATTGCCATTTTGCTAATTGTTTAGAAGCGTTCAATCTGAAAATCTCCTCCGCTTTTTTCATCGTCAAAAGCCCAGATTTTTGTGTGAAATGTTTAGGTTTTAAGTGAACTTGTCTATTTTGTTTAAAAGAATACAGTCTTTGAAGATGTATTTTAATCTTTTCATGCCTTTTTCCTTCTCCTATGTGGTCAAATCCTATTATTTCATAAATATATTTTCCGTATAAAATTACGTTCCCTTTTCCACCTCCACCAGTTGTTATTTTCGATTTTGTTACAGCCTTGATTAATCCTTGATTATCGCCAAATTGTAAAGGTTTTCCCCAAAAATAAAGGTTTTTCCGCATCGCATCCTCACGGACTCTTTTTTCATTCCCTTTTCTCGCTCGTGAGTTTCCTTTTTTAAGCGTTCCCCTCGCTGAATCTAAAGCTATAGACGAGTGTTTTAATGAACCTCCTTCGTCCTGTTCTTTCATTCTTTGAATAGTCCTATCTGCTTTCCCAGAACCTAAGGATGGCATCATACCAACCTGTGAATACATTTTATCAACGTCATATCCAGTAGCCTTTTCTACGCCCGAATATTTTTTGAAAAATGAATCACTTTTTATCTTCATATCGGTGTCATGAAGACCTTTTATAAGTGTATTTTTTTTTACGTCAAACGCCAAATCATTAAGAGTAAATCGAACCGTATTTGGCAAAGCTGCCTTATGTAAGTTTTTAAGCTCTACGGTTAATCGGTTTAAACTTGATGTATTAACATTAAACATATTGTATTTTAATTATCGGGGTCATTGCTTGATATGGTGGTAAGTTGTTATGCGCTCCTCCACCTCCGACGATTTCGGTTGGTGTCAATGTTGGTGCAGTTGTACCTACCTGTAAATTATAGTCATTATTTCCAGCTCTGTTATCGCTATTTTTTTGAAGATATTGAGTTGGATAATCTGATGGGCTATGTGCTGAACTTTGGTCGTTTGCCACCATTTTATGCGAGTGAGATGGCATTTCAGTAGAAGATAAAATATGTGTCGCCTCGCCTCCTGTTGCACCTACTGAATACGCATTGCCTGCACCTACGATAAATTTATCAATTGAATTTGGAATATTGAAATTATCACCTGAGCCCCCATAAGTATATCCTATTATTAAGAATAAATCAGGATATGTAGTCTTACTCAATGACCGTCCATCTCTAGCTACATATCCCGGAGGAAACGAAGCCGAAGAAGCCCAATCTCGTACGCTTCCGACTGGTTCTAAAATTACCTGTAAAGCTTTTGCTAGTTGAAATCCGTTAGTTACATTATCTTGTAGTCCATTTGGAGTTATTCCAGCCGCAGCTACAAAATGCCAAAGATTTTGAATAAAGTCTGAATATGTGGCTTCAATTACTGGAGTACCTGTTACCCCTGTGGCTTTGTCTTGTATCGCCCCGAACGGGAAGGCTGTTGAGTCCGCTATGGAATTAGGTAAAGAGCTTGTTTTTCTCATGATATTATGGCTTTAATTAAACCAACCGTATAAAGTGGCTTAATGTGTAAAATTATATTTCTAAATTCAGTTACCCTATTTGCGGGTAAAGTCATCGGAGTATTAAAATCACTGCTTGAAATCCAAAAAACATTAACTGCATTCGATAGAGTCAAAGATAATGAACTTTCTTTTTCAGGTTCTATATATTTTGCAATTATTTGGTTATAACTAGGGAAAAGTAAAGATATATGCTCGGTGTCTAAAGAATGTTCTGTGTCTAAAGAATGTTCTGTGCTTAAGACTAAGTCTTTAATATCCGACCATTCGTATATTTTACAATTAAATCCTGCCTGAGTTAGTTGGTATTGAAGGTAGCTTTTATGCTGCCTACCTTTTACGTTTGTAGGGAACTGTAATTTGCGATAAATTGCTAATTTACGATTTTCTAAAGTGTTTGAGTCCTCAGAGTAAATACCAAGTAAATTTTCTAATCTCGTTGCATCGTCCGTGGTAAAATAGTTATTATCGGGTATTATTTGATTTAAGATACCTAGTCCTGAATTTATGGCATTAAGTCGCTCGATAGCCAAAGAGGATAAAAGGCTCAAAAATACCGTTCCTTCTCCTACTGAAAAAGCCCTCCCATTTGGTAAAAGTTGCTTTTGAAGTTTTACTATATCGGTAGAATTAAGCATAAACAACGCTTGTTAAAGTTGGGATATTCCCATTTAAAAACTGAAATGGAATAGATAAACCGTTAACCGTCACACTAACATCATCATAAGTATTCCCGTTGGTTAAAGCATTATCTAAAGCCGAAACAACGTCTCTAAAATAAAGAGTATCATTTCTATTATTAATATCTCCTACTCCAGAAATGTAAGGTCGTTTATCGTATAACATGCTTGAAATTTCACTCTGAATCGATGCTGTTACACCTGATGACTGGTCTTTTAAATTAGTTATCGTCACGACTACCGGTAAAGCAGTTACAGACATTAAGTTTAAATCTGTAAAACCTAGCTGTCTGCGACCTCGCTCGTAATCTGATAGCGTGATGTCGGGGTCTTGCTCGAATACTCCTGTTTTATCGGATGATTTCCAAAGTAAATCCAAAATTGATTGCAAAACTGTTCCGTTGCCCGTAATTCCTTCGACATAAATATTTGCCATCCCCGGAGCGGACGTGTATGGATAAACAGTTCTTACCGATGGTACATCCAAAGCCCAAAAAATATAATCCGATGCACTACCTCCGTTCGGTTCTAATCTATAAGATTGATTTATTAATTTTCTATAATCCTCTAAATCCTCAGAATTTGAAGCTATACTCACAATGGATGCTACCGTGGTTTGCGAGTTAATATTTATGATAGTATTTACTGAAAAAAGAGTATCTCCTATTTGTAAGGTGTCTAATCCTGATTTATCAGATAATATGGTTATAGTTCCACTTGCCCCGGACAAAGTGACTGATGCATCTGTTGTGTAGTATTTATTCGTTACTTTATTTACGAACTGCGTACCGATTGGTAGCGTAGTACCCGAAACACCTGTAAAAGTTAACGAATATCTGCCCTGTGTAGCTGGGTTTGGGTCACGCCCTAACTTCAAACGCCCAAATCTTTCAAGTGTCCCTCCCATCGCTTCGTTATCTGCTAAGTCTGGAAGGATATTTTTCTGCACATCTAAAAGAGCTAAATAGAATATCTTAAGCATTCCTGCGTCAGACGAGGCTATTGCTGTCAATACCCTTTTTAGGTCGTTCTCATCTTGTATATCAAATTCCCTTTTAAAATTGGATGATATTGAACTGTATAAATCTGATAAAGATGGAGATGTTGTCATAATATTTCGTCTTTTGCTTCACTCCAAATGTAAGTAAAGTTTTCGTTATTGTTTTTTGTTACAGTTTCAGATAGTAAAATTTTATCTACTGATGTGATATTAACCGAAGATGTTGTATCTGCAAATCCTGATAAAAATTCCAAATCTTCCGATGCTGCACGCTCTAATTTTATTCTGCCAGAACTTGATAACTCAGTCTCATTTAACATCTTTTCAAATGCCGAATTTAGTTGTTCGTTTGGTGGTAGAAATAATGCGTTAGCCCAATAATCAAGTCGTTCAGTGCCTTCTATGTATTCAGGAGTAGTTTGTTCTTTGTTCCCCCCAAAATGGGATAAGTAAGGTTGATTATAAACCTCCGATGTGAGTTGTATATCTCCATTTTCAAAGACTAAATCACCCCCTGAGCCCGTTTCTTTAATCTTTACGTCCATACCAGTCGAAGCTTTTAGTATTGTTTATAAGAACCGGTATAGCCGATGTATTTCCTC